CAATTGCAAGTATTCTATTAACAAGAGCTGTTGCTTGTAATTTTGCTTCTGATGGTGCAATGTCTTTGTTAAATGATCTTAATAGTTTTACAAAATAATCTATACCGTTTTGATAAGTTTCTTTGTCAGCTCTAAATTTAGAATTTTTAAATATCTCGTATGACGTGTGTAAATATCTACCCATGTTTTTTATAAGATCATCTTTCACATTCATAGTTTTTAAAATAGGTGATAGCTCTGTGGTATAGTCATCAATTAATTTTCTAATTGCAAAAGAAGAAGACTGTAATGGTTTTGGTAATTGCTCTAATTTTATGTTACCTTTCATGTATTCTAACACTTTGCCCCATTGTCTAAGAGCATTTGTTGCTGTTGTTGAATTAAATAATATGTCATTAAAACCTGCCTCTGCCATCTTGTACATTTGTCTGTCTAAGTCTTTCATAAATATGTCTGTAGATTTTTTAGCTGATTTATTTAAACCCTCTAATTTTTTTAATTCGTTTCTAGTTTGAACACTGAAAGGGCCACCTGATTTAAAGTTTTGTGAAACCTGATCTATTACTCTTAAAATAGATGTTTTTATATTTAATCCATACTCTGAAAACTTCCAAAGATCTGAATTAGGTATACCTGTTTTTGTTAATGCTTTATCTATACCTTTTGATACTGCTCTAAATGTTTGTGGTAAACCTGTTTTTTCACTTGCTAAAACTTTAGACATACCAGTTAATGTAGGACCAATAACTTTTGTAGACGCAAGTCCAACAGCTTTAGAAGCACCTTTTAATGATGGACCTACTAAAGTTAAAGCACCTAAAAATGCTGTACCTTCTGTACCAAATTTTAATTTGTTTCTTAATACTGCAGCTGCATACTCTTTCGGATCCTTGATACCTTCTAAACTTTCAAGTTTTGTAGTTGCTAACGCTTGTTCTAAAATATTACCTTCTTCATCACCAAACAAATCTCCAATACTTTTTTGACCTGTTGCTGACACGGTTGTATCTGCTACAAATCCAGGTAATGCCCAGTAACCACCAAATTTAGCAAGATTTAATCCTACTTGACCTGTTTTTGTTTTAGCTAATTTCTGTGCTGTTTTTTGTGCAAGTTTTTGTTTAGTAGCTTTACCAATTAATCTTTTTGCAATTTTTTGTGCTAATGCAAAACCTGTACCATATTGTGTAAGTAAAGATGTAAACTTTGCAACACCACCCGCTTCATTCCCATAAACAGCAGTGAGATCTACTTCTGGTAATACTCTTTGTACATTGTCTAATGTTTCTGTATCTAAATATAAATCTGATAGTGAAGCTATTAATTCTGCCGTTCCTCTAACACCTGTGTATAAACCATGTCCAGGTCCAAGTTGTAATTGTACAAACTTAGACTCCATAACTTTTTTTCTAGCCTGGTCCCCTGCATCGTCTTTTCTATACAATGCATCGTATGCACCGCCACCAAGATAATTGTAGTCTGCATATCTTCCTAAATCTTTTTGATCAGCTATGTCTGTAAAATTTTTACTGTCTTTAAAGTAATCAGAATACCCTTTGTCTTTGTATTCATCTATAAATTCTATTACAGGTGTTGGATCATTTCTAAATATATTTAAGTATCTATCTACATCTAGTTGCACATCTGCAGGTAATGTTTCTACAAAGTCTTTGTAATCTTCATCTAAAACAGCAGCAGGTTTGTTCTTATCTTGATCTGCCTCTAATATAGGTCCGTAAATATTTACGGCCATTCTTTCTAAAAAACTTCTTTCAGATTCGTCTTTTTCTAAAGCTCCTTGTAAGAATGGGGATAGTTTTCTTTGTGTTTCTTCCATGTGCCTCCTTAAACGGTAGCCACATCTATGACTAACTGTACGCCGTATTTATCATTAAATGATGATACGTCTTCTTGATTTTTAATACTTGCAAAATCTGCAAAAGCTTCTTTGTTATATGCAATAAGTTTTACAACTTCATCTGATACTTCTTGCGGTAGTCTAGCTCTTAACATAGCATATACATTATTGCCTTGTCCTTGAGTCTCCATAGCAACATCTTGTTTTGTTGTCTGTGCCATACCCATACCTTGATTCATTGGTTGCTCACCCATCATAGGTGTACCCATAGCTCTATCTACTCTGTTTGGTAGTCCACCCATAGCATTACCTAAAGCTTTACCATAGTATATACTAGCAGCATATTGTTCTACTAAATCATTGAATTTTTTAAAACCAATATCATCCACACTAGTAATTCTACTTACTGCATCTAGAGCTGCAATTTTAGCTTCTGCTTTAGTTTTAAATCCTTGTCCTAATGCAATTTTATTTTTTCTTTCATATTCAGAAAATATTTCAGGCGGCATTTGATCTACACTTTTATAATCTGCTAATAAAGCGTCTGCTTCTCTACCAAATCTTTCTCTTAATTCTCTATCAGTTTCTTTATTTAATTGTTGTCTTTTAATTTCTATTTCATCAAGTTTTAAACCATACATATCTTCATATTTTTTCTTTTCAAACTCAAATTTTTCTTTACCAAATTCAAACATTTCTTCATCTTTTTTCAAACCTATTTGATTTGATATTACTTTGGCTAAATTTTCTTTAGCCAATTTATCTTTTGCTATGTCTATTTGTCTTAGATTAGTTAAACCCTTAACTGCAGCTTGTGTTGTCATTGGATCTTTTAAAAAATCTGTAACAGCAGTAAAACCACCACTTTCAATATTAGGTAATACATTTGTTGCAAGATTACTTAACGCTTGTAGTTTTACCAAATCTCTTGATTTATCTAAATTAGCTAAACCTTCTCTGTTCATACCTAACAAAGCTAAATTTAGTTCTTGTGGACTTGCAGCTAAAAATTGTTCTTGAGTCATATTACCAATCATAGGTCCGGTTTGATAGTTTACTCTACCCTCTGTCATATTTACTTTCTCATCTAAACCTGATGTAATACCTGTACCTTGAGAGTTAGCTTTGCCTCCCATCTTAAACATAGGTCTTTTCATTACTTTATAGTTCATTATCCAAACAGTTTACCTAGTGTAAACGCTCCTATACCTGTGTTTATCGCTCCTGCCAATGGACTTTGTTGAGGTGCTGCTGGTCCTGTCATAGTTTGTACAGATCCAAGTCCACCACCTACACCAGTCAATCCTTGTCCAAATCTTGCTAATCTATCAATTGGTTCAAACGCAGCCATTCTATTTCCTTGTGCTGCCGCATCTTGAACAGCTTGTCTAAATGCTAAATCTTGTTGTCCAATACCTTGAGCCATACCTATGGATTGTGCTGCTAATTGAGGTTGTATTTGTGCAAGACCAAGTTGCTGTTGTGCTAAACCAGATTGTAATCCTGCTAATTGACCTTGTTGACCAAATGCTTGTGCAGCTAATTGATTAGCTTGTGTAAAACCAGCTTGATTTAATTGTGCTTGTAATAATGCTCTGTCCATGTCAGATTTTCTATCGTATTCTGCAAGTTGAACACCTGTTCTACCAGCACCTAGTGATCCTATTGCTGCAGCTTGATCTCTAATACCTTGTCTTCTTGCTTCTGCTTGTTCATCAAAAGATGAAAGTGTAGCATCTCTTACTGCTGTTTGATATGGTGATTCAAATGCTTGAAATGCTGTTGGTCCTGTTCTACCAGCCGCTGCTGTAATAAAAGGTTGCACACCACCCATTGTTTGTTGTGCTGTTTGTAAGAAAGGTTCAAAACCTGCAACACCTTGACCCGATACGCCAGACACTGCACCTGTTGTTGGATCAAATTGTAATGTGCCAAGACCAGCTTGTGTTGCTGCTTGTTGTTGTGCTTGTTGTTGTAATGCTCCAAGTCCTACAACTGATGGTGCAAATTTTGATGTATCAATTGCATCACCAGCTTGCGCTACTGAAAGATCTAAAAATTTTTCGATGCCCGGTCGTAAATATTCCGGTGCTTGTGTTATGGTTGTTTGTGTTACGTCTTCAGCCATTATGCCATCACCCCTTTCGCTTCAGGTTTTGCTTCTAATTGTTTCATAGTGTTATACATTTTTTGTGCACCTTTTTGAACACTACCACCACCCGCTGCTCTTACAGCATCAGCAGTAAATACAAATTCATTTTTGCTTAATCTAGCAGGCACGTCATCGGCTTTTTCTTTTGCACCGTATGGCATGAAGCCACCAGTATACCTCATATCTGCCTCAATTGGAAGCCCTCCTAAACCAGATTCTTGAGCCGTGGGCCTTGTTCCAAGAGCAAAATTCATTCTGTTATTAGGCAGTCCACCCATAGCGTTACCACCACTATCAATTTCATCTAATGCTATTTGATATACTTTCATTTGAGTTCGTATATCAAGATCATAAAAATCCATACCAAATTCTTCTTGAGCCAGCATTTCTGCTAACTGTTGAGCTCTTTCTTTTCTATCTAAACCAGCCATCTTCATATCACCTAATGGTTTAATTGGTTTTGGTCCAAAAGGATTTATGGGTTTAGTTGGATCTTCTGGTAATGGTTTTGGATCATCATCGCTACCCATTGCAAAGTTAGTTCTCATCAAACCACCATCTTTAGCAGTTAGTCTAAGTCTTTCAGGAACTCTAAATGCTTCTTCGTTTAATGCAGCTAATCGTTCTAAAAATTTTTCATAAGCGTCAGAGTCAGTAACGCCACCACTTGTTGTTACTAGATCATCTATTGGTTCAGCACCTGTATCTTCAGCCAATTTTTGTAATGCTTTATTAGCTCTTACGTATTCACCACCTGTTAATGCGAGTGATGCGGTTTTCATTAAATTTAATTTTTCCGGATCTTTTATCATTGTAGGTTTACCATCTACAATAGCTTCTCTTTTCCCGCCTCCTAATAATACTTGACCAGGTTTTGTTTTTAAAAAATCACCAGGTGATTTTAAAATATTTATCATTTCTCCACCTGCTCCAAATATACCGGCACGTCCATCATCACCAAGAGCAACATCTCCTATAGTTCCTATATCAAAAGGAAGATTAACGTTTCTAACAAGATCTCCTATATTTTCTCCACGTATTGATGCTGGAATAAAATTTTTATTGGGTAAATTAAGTTTTGAAGCTCGAGGTATTGCAGCTAATGCTAAATCCATTGGACTTATTCTACCCGTTTGTTTAGCTGTTCCTGCAAGATATGCTAATGGTCCTGCAACAGGTCCCATAAAAGGTGCAGCTATTCTTAAAATACCAGCTATCTCTTTTGGCACTACTTTTCTAGCTACTTTTGTAAATGGTCTAGTTGCTTTTCTAGTAAGTTTTTTAACAAAACTTCCTAGTCCGTATAACTGTCTTGGTGTCTGCATTCTTGAAATTGCCATCGTTCTATTCTATTTTGTTTTTCCAAATAAATCAAGACTCGGCATAATGACTTTTACGTCTTGAGCCATGTCTTTTTCTTTATAACCTTTAGATTCCCAATCTTTTCTTTCTTTAAAAAGTTCCCCTGTTTTCTTGTGCCTGTATGTTGTCTCTACTTTTGTTGGTTTTATTACTTCCATTATGTTGTTACCTCTCTTGGCTGTATTTCTAATATAGAGGCTATGACGTGCAGCTCATTCGCGTCAGCAGCTTGTACTTTTAATATTTCACTTTCCTCCATAATTAAAGGCTGTGTTAAAAGTTCTGTTGTTGCCTTAGATGCTATTGCCTTATCTTTAAATAAATTAAATATAGCACCACTAGAATTTACTAGCGTTACTGTTATTGTGCTTCCTGATCCAGCATCTTCAGATACTAACAATGATTTGACAACAGCAGACTTAAAACTAGGCACTGTATACAGTGTAGTTAGATCTGTTGTTGTTAAGTCTACTTTTTTATTTATAAAATTATTTGCCATTAATTTAAAAAGAAGTTTTGTGCTTCTACCTCATCTTTTAATTCTTCTTGAAACGTCGTATTTAATTTTTCTACAATTGCATCAAGATCTCTTACTTGTGCTTCTGCTGTACCTAAATCATATTGAGGTGAAGGTCTAGTTAATACTTGTACTATTTTTGCCATTATCTTCTTCCATCTGGTTGTGTATCTAATCTAAATGTTCCTAATTTCCAACTTTGACTAGATGATGTGTTTTCTACTTTTAATGCAATAGCTCTTGCTCTTGCACGTGTATCAACTTTTTGTGTAGATGTTGTAATATCAAATGGACCTAATGCAGAACTAGCTGCTGTATCGTTTGGAAAGTTTCTTAAATTTAACGTAACTCTAGTTGCACCTGTTTGAGATATAAAATCAGGTATAAATCTTCTTATTTTCATAATAAATTCACCATCTCCTCTAAACGTTGCAATACCTGTTGACTGTCCTGTTGAAGCTCTTTGTTGTGTAATATCAAAATCTCCTGATAATATATTAGCTGTTACAGCTGTAATCGTACCATTTCTATTTTGATCAGTTCCTGTTTCATGTTCATAGTAACTTGTTCTGCCTTCAGTATTACCTACAACATCAAACGACGTGTCGGTATCTGCATCATATTCTAAAGCATGTGGTAAACCAAATACAGCAGAATCTCTCCACATCGTTCTAGATAAACTACCTACTGTCCATACAGGTCTTTCTCTTGATGAGTCAAAATAATTATAACAAACCATTCTGTTAACAACTGATGATCCTGTTTCTGGATAAAACCACATTACTTCACCAAATAAATTATTTAAACCTGCTGACACCATTTGATTACCAGATGCTAAATTTATACTGTCATAAACAAAATCTTCTACTAAACAAGGTAGTGATTCTAATTTACCTGCATATCTAAAAAAACCATTTTCTGACATCCAATATGCAGAACCATCAACCTCAACACATGCATTTTGTCCAACAAGTCCACAGTTAGTTCCAACTTGTGCAAACGCAAACGTAAATGGTTGACCAACAAAACGTTGTGTAAATAATGCTGTATCAGTCCAAACATAGATTGCATCTCTACCTCTGATTGCTCCTCTAATTTGTGATCCATCAGCTAGTCTTTGTGTACCAGCTGTATTGGTTGCTGTAGGTGTATATGTGTTTATATCCTCTTGGTCAGAAAATCTTATAAACATATCGTCTTGTGTAGACGTATCTCCAATAGTTGTTTCTGTTCCAAAGAATACTAAATGACGATCCGGTGTAGATACTAACATGTGACGTGACGCTGTTGGTGCACCAGTTATAATTGTTGCTCTTGTATCTGTTGCATTAGATAAACTAGAGTCCCAAGAAAAAACAGCACTATCATGAATTAAACAAATAGCTTTGTCACCAAAGTTATCTAGTGACCACATCCCTGGTTCAAGAACTAAGTCTCCTGATGCAGCTTCACCCCAAGCAACAAAATCAGATGTGTTCGTAACGGTTGCCCCATCGCTATGAGCTGCTTTAGATGTGCCTCTGACTCCTCTTGTAATACCAGTTAAGTCATTACCAGAAACACCCGTGTATGATATTTCCTCTGTTCCTACTTTAATAAAATTGGTACCTGAAGATGGAAAGTTAGTTGTACTTGTTAATGTAATTGAAGTCCCTGATCCTCCAGTTCCAGCAGTGTCATTTAATAAAGCACCACTTAACGTTGTGGTGATAGCACCTGCTGCTTCACCACCCCAAGATCCTAGTCCCCAACCAAATCCTTTTGCTTGAACAGCTGGACCAACTGTGTAATATTTTTGTATCCTAATTCCACCTGATGTTGTTGCACCAGATCCACTTTCATTTGAAGGCATTGTAAGTGTTGCTGTTATGTTAGTTGGTGTGCTTGCAACCATAAATTTTTTATTATCAAAATCAGATGCACTAAAATTAGATCCTGTAATTGTTGTAAAATTATCTAATAAAAGTATATCACCAGGAACTAAGTTATGTGCACTAGAGTAAGTTATAGTTACAGTTGGTGATCCGTTGGTCGTGGTAAATGCGTTAGTAAGCGTGGTAGTGGATTGAATAGGATGTATGTCATAAAATACACCTCCTGAATAGGCATATAATATTCTGTTAGTTCCTATAATAGCATACTTTCTACCTAAACTATTAACAAAATGATGTAATCCTCTACCTGCTCCTGTAAGTTCATTTTCATTTAAAGTTCCTAATTGATTCCATCCGCCTATTTTTTCAGGTGTTCCATATCTAAATCTAACATTATCACAATCTACCCACTGACCTTCTGCTCCTGTGGGTGTGATTTGTTTATTTATACCTGGTTGGAATCCTATTTTCTGTAGCATAGCAGCCTATTATATAACAAATAATTACTTTTGATATATGTTTTTTAGCATAAAATCATAGAAACTCAAATCTTTAGATGCTGCTTTTTCCCATAATTTCTTTCTATTATCAAGTTCATTTACTTTCTGTTGCCAAAACTGTTTAGATAAATTTTCTTTACTTAATTTAGTAATCCAAACTACAGAGTTTAAAGTAGTAGGAGCCCAATTCATTCCTGCTGATATTGCATGAGAGCCACCTTTTTGATCGTGATAATATGTAAAAGCTCTTTCACTAGCATATTTATGAAACCCCTGTAATGGTGTAGATTCTAAATTAATTAATTTTTCTTCCCATGTTTTGTTAAAATTAGCTTTCCAATATGGTGTATCTGTTCTTTGAGTTAAAGCATAGTGAAAAGCTACAAACTCTGCAAAATTTCTAAAACTAGATTTACATTGAAATGTAAAATTATCCTTGTCCCATTGAGATATATGTTCTCTTTCTAAGTTTCTAACTAGTGAAAATAAAAATTCATGCACTGAATACAAGCCATTACTTTCTAATGGTTCTATGAATCCAGCTGCTAAACCAATAGCGGCTACATTTTTTACCCACAATCTTTTGTGAATACCAACTCTCATCTTTATATTTTTAAAATCTAAATCTTTGGTGCCTAAGTGTTTTTGTAATTGTTTTAAGGCAGTTTCATCATCTACAAATTTACTTGAGTAAACATAACCTGTGCCCATTCTTGACCATAAAGGTATGTTCCAAACCCAACCATTTTCTATAGCTGTACAATTAGTATATGGAACTAATTCTTTCTTTTTATTTTTATAAGGTATTCTAGTTGCCCAAGCAGAGTCATTAGGCAATAAATCAGAATAGGATTCAAACGGTTCTTTTAAAGTTTCTTTTATCAATAAAGCTTTGAACCCTGTGCAATCAATAAACAAATCTGCTTTATGTTTTTTATTTAATGATTTAATGCCCTCTTCGTTTTGTTCTATAGATTTTATATCTTCTTTTATATGAATTACTCCTTTTGGAATACACAAATTATCTCTTAGCCATATTGCAAATTTAGTGGCGTCAAAATGATAAGCCGTATCTGTATCAAAATTAAAAGGTTGAACTTTTGGATTATCATAAGATAATTTATTTTTATTTACAAAAGCCATTTGTGGAAACATACAATCAGCATAATCTGAATTAGATAACTTTGGATCTAAGAATTTTTTATACCACCAATCATTTCCTCTAGTAAGAGGTTCACCAAATGGGTAATGAAAGAAAGTTCCTTTTTTATAAAAATCTTGAAACCTAATACTTAACTTATATGTACCATCAGTAGAAGATAAAAAATCTTGATCATCTATACCTATAAAGTTTGTCCAGTTTCTAATACCACCTATGGTGCTTTCACCAACTCCCACTGTTGAAATATTAGGTGATTCAATTAAAGTTATTTTTTTATTTGGAAAAGCTTTTACTAAAGTTGCAGCTGTCATCCAACCAGCAGATCCTCCTCCAACTATTGTAATTTTTTTTATCATTCCCACCAAAAAATTATTGTCTTTCTATCTTTTTTTAAAACTTCATTAACACCATGCCATAATGTATATCCATTAAAAAAAGTCAAGTCTCCTTTATTTGGTTTGTAAGAGTTATTAGGAGTTATGAATTCGCCTCCCTCAAAGTCATCATTTAAATAAATTAAACTATTTAAAGCTGTATCTCTTACTCCATCACCTTCTCTATTTTGATGTCTATGAAAACCCGAACGACTACCTACGTTCCAATTTTGTAGTTGCGCTTGATCTATTTCAAGATCAACATTTAATTGTTTACAAAGAAACTTTCTTACTTTGTTTACTATTTTTTTGTCTTTTGTAATATCTTTTGATCTAACGTCCCAGTCATAAACACCAGGACCTAAATCGTTTATTTGTTTAAAATAATAATCACACAAATTATAATCTAAAAAATTTTTAAACACATGAATAGTTTCAGTGCCATCTTTTAATTTTATATGTTTAGACATTTTTCTTATAGTAAGAAGGTAAACCTAAATGTGGTCTGTTATCAAATATATTTTTTTGTTCTTTAGAGTCATTATAATGTAAAAAAACCTGTGCACAATTATCTCCTGTAAAAGGTTCTCTCCAATGTTCTAAATCACAACCTCTATATATTAATAAATCACCAGGACCTAAAATTACTTTTTTTCCTTTTTTGTTTTCTTTGCCAGATGGTTCTATAAATATAGGCCATGGATCTCCTCCTAAATTCATAGTACAAGATATAGCACAAGAAGGTCTGTCTTTGTGTCTTTTTAATTCGTCTCCTGGTTTATAAATTCTAGCATATGAATATGTTTCAAGTAATTTAATTTTAGTTTTTTCTTCCATTAAAGGTTTTACTAATAACAATAACGTGTCCATAGCAATATCTCCATAATTAGAATAAGTGCCTCTTACTTGATCATCAGTATATGTTCCAAAAGTGCTATCATTAATTGGCAGGTAATTTGTTTCAGTCAAAGTTTTATGAACTTGTTGTTTCATCAACAGGTAGTTATAATTAAAAGTAGCTAACTCTTTAGAGATTGCATTTTTAATAACCAAATATTTTTTATTTTTAAAGCTCATTTCTTTTTAACTCCACACTAGGATATTTTATAGGTTCTCCTGATCGATTAAATAAACTATGAAAAAAAGTTATTAAAGTTAATCTATCTTCTTGACAATCTTCTTCGTAAAATTTGTCTGCCCCATGAGGATGATTTGCATCAAATAAAATCATTCTGTTAAATCTAGATTGAAATGTAAATACTTTTTCATAATTTGCATTGTTTTCTTTAACTGGTTTCTTTTTATTTATTAATATTGGATCTTGTTTTAAATATCCCTCTCTTTTAAAATTTTCGTTTCTAGATAATCTATCAAAACTTTTATGCATATATAATGAAGTTCCACACTTTTTATGATTACTTAAATATATTATACTTGTAAATTCAGAAGGAGCATCATTATGAATCCATCCTACATTTTTATAAATGTTGCCAGGTATTTTTTGAAATGTTGAAGAAGCTTTCCAAGCCATTTTTTTAAAATCAACAGGATACAAACAAGTAACTATTTGTTGAGTAATAAAATTAAAAAAATCTACATTTATTTCATGTAACATATCTGTTCTATAACCAGGCCAACGACCATCATCGTTTGCATTAAATTTACAATTGTTAGCAAATTCTATTATTTTTTCTGGATAAGTAAAAAAATTATCTACTGATAAATTAGGATATAACACTTTAAACTCCTGCTGGAATTGCTCTTATGTTAAAATGAATAAATCTAAAAGGATCTATTCCTGAATCTACTGAAAACATATGCGGTAGATACGAAGGAAAGAACATTAACTTACCTGGTGCAGGTTGAAAAAAAACTTCATAATTAGATTCTTCGTGAACACTTTTTTTATCTTTTCTAGGTAGCCCATTCATTAGAGCACCGTATCTAGGGTCTTGGAATATAGGACCTGAAGTTCTTTCACTAGCTTTTAAAAAATAAAATCCAGATATATGTCCGTTCCAATGAGTATGTAAACTATGGTGTCCTCCACCTTTTTTAGAAAACTCTTGTACCCATAATTCGGTAAAAGCAGTATTAAATCCTTGTAGATTGTATCCCATTTCTTCTAACAATCTTATTGACATGTTTCCAACATATTCTGTAAAAGGTCTAAATTTCATATCGGATAACAAAGATCCAGAGTGAGCAACTAATGCAAAATCACCAATGTTTTTTTTATACAATTTTTTTCGTTCTTCGACTGTTGGTTTTAATAAATTTTGAGCTTCTTTAATATGTGGGTCAGAAGCTTTATTTAAATCTTTTAAAAACTCTGGCGCATCCATGTACCATATAGGTGAAGAGAAATAAGATTCTTTATATAATTTATTCATTTAAATGGCACTCCTAAATTCCAAGATACTAGACTGTATCTTTTTCCTTTTGTTACTGGGTTTACTTTATGAAAAACATAAGATGGAAATACTACAATAGATCCTCTGGGTAATATTTCTTTACACTCTATTGTTATATCAGAGTTAGTTTGATCTCTTGGTTGAAATAATAATTCTCCACCTTTAAAATCATTAGGTTCTACTAAAGAACAAATAACAGATAGTTTTCTTATTTTACCATTAAAGTTTTTATTATTGTGATCTTTATATGGACTATCCCAAGAATCTCTATGCCAACTATAGAATTGATTTTTTTTATATTCTGTAAACTGAAAGCTTTCAGAAAAATCCCATTGATAATTCCAGCCAGCATTTTTATTTGCTATTTGCACATAAGGATGAATATATCTATACAACCAAAAATCATCTAACCAAGTTACATTAGAGTTTCTAATATCTTTATTATAACCATCACCACCTATTTTAGCTTTATTTAATTTTTTATTTTTACCTAATTTTATAATGCTATCACAAACAACGTTATGTAAAGCTTTGGTAAAATACCAATAAAAATATTTGCCCAACATTTTAATAAATTTGACAAAGTTGCGTAAACGTAATCCTGTCTTTTTCCTCTTCATTCTTAGTCATAAAATAATTTAAATTACCATTAAATATTATTATCTTGTTCTTCTCCATGGGTACTGACCAATAACAAACAGCTTTTCTAAAGTTATGGTATTGAATTATAACTTCTCCAGAGTTTGTATTACCACAATATATAACTATAAAATCAGGAGATTTATTTAACTCATATTGATTGTGATAATTTTTATTATAACCACTCTCACCCGGTTTTTCTATTTTTCCAATTCCAAGAATAGGAATTAAAGTTTCTCTGTCTACAGTTAATTTAAACTTTGATCTTGCGTAATCCATAACCCAAGTAATATTTTTGTTTGGACTTAACTCAACATCATCAAAAATATTTTGTGGTGGATTATTTAAATAGTCTTTTATAATAACTTGATCAATCTCATCATTATTAACTTTAGATAATTCAGGTAAATAATCTGTACAGATTATAGTTTCGGATAACTTTTTCTTTATCATTTCTATCTTTCTTATATATTTTTTAACTAAAAAGTCAATTACTCGTCAACATCAGGTTTTGTTGGTTGATATTTAGTTGAAGGATCTGGATTTACTCTTATCTCTGTGGTTGCAAAATTTAGTTCGTGTGGAACCCATGATTGATCTTCTTCATTCCATACTTGATGAATTTCAACTGGGTTTCCTTCAGCGTCATGTTCTGTAAAAGTGCCTGGACCAGTCCCATCGCTATTTAATTCTAAAAGATAATAAGTTGTTTTACCTACAGGTGCTTCCCACTCACAAGTAGTTTCATTTAGTATCCATGAAGGATATGGTTTAGGTGCTATAAAAGCATCTCTAGTTTCATCGTAAGTATCTCCTATACCTGCAAATCTTTTTCTAATTGTAGCATTGTAAGAAGTTTGTTTCCATTTTTCCCAACCGTTTACATTATTTAAAAATGCAATACCTGTTGCTTCATCTTCAACACCATCTTTTAAACAGTCATTGTCTGCCACAACGTGCACTCCTAAAACTGTGTTATCCGTATCTAATTTTGCAAAGTGTGCCATAAGTTAATTTTGAAATTTGTATTTAATTACTACTAAACCTGAACCTCCCGATCCACCATTTCCGCCGCCACCGCCGCCTTTATTAGTGTCGCCGTTGTGATGTCCTTGTGGTGTAGATGGCCAGAAAGGTGCTCCCGATGAGTCTCCTCCGCCCCCATATCCACCAGTTCCTCCACCTTTTGGATATTGTGGTGTAGAAGGCATTACGCCGCCTCCACCTCCACCTGTGAAACTTCTAGTACAAGAATAAGATGGATTAGTATCACCATAACTAGGTGCTGCTGGACCAAAAAAAGAATTAGCGATAGCGTATCCATGTGCTCCATTTCTTCCGCCTCTTTGATAATCAGATGGGTTTGGAGTTGGAACACTTGATCCAGTAGTTCTAGCTGATCCGCCTCCGCCTCCTGTGCCACCTTGATTTCCATGACATCCAGGATAACCAACATATCCATTACCACCATTTTTACCTTGAGGTGGAGTTTGAGGAGGTGTATTACCAGATCCGCCAGCGGCAGTTTGAGAACTTACACCGCTATGACTTCCTCCAGATCCTCCGCCTCCAGATCCGCCATTTTTTCCATTACCATATGGTCCAAATGAACCTGATGGAAAAGAACTTCCACCTCCAGCAGATGTGATTGTACTAAATATTGAACTTTCACCATTATTTTGAGCTGAACCACCACCTCCAACTTGAATAGGATATGATTGCGCTGCAGCAGTTAATCCTGCAGGAGCACTTAAATCTTCTGGCATAGCGGGATTGCATATACCTAAAAATTGTCTAAGGCCGCCTCCGCCTCCGCCTCCCGATCCGATTCCGGGGCCGGCCCCACCAGCACCGCCTGCTATAACTAAATACTGAAGAACGTTATTACCAGCTGAGTTACCTGCGCAAGAGATAGTAAATGTAGCGTCAGAAGTAAAAAAATGAATTTTAAAATCTCCATCTGTTACAGTAGCTGCTCCACCACAAGCAACAATGTATTTTTTAGGAACAGAGCCTCCTCCAAAACCTAATACTTGATATCCGAAAGATTTCTTTTTATCGTCTTTTTTCTTATGACCTTTTTCAACTATTAAAGGCGTATCAATGTTTTTCATTCTTAACTCCTATTATGCGTCGTTAGCAGCGTCAGTAGTAAAGAATAATTTAATTCCTAATAGTTTTGCATCAGCTGTTAAATCATCTGCTGAAACGTCTCTAGATATTTGAAAGAAAACGTATTCATCTGTACTTGGTGAACCAGCTATAGTTACCGCTCCACTTTCCGCTGTTACTGCTAAATCGTTTGCTGTACCACTCATAGCTTTTGCAGTTGGTGCAACTGCAGTGCCAAAAGCAGTATTTAGATCTCCATTATCTGCTAACGCAACACCTTGCAAAGCCCATGATGTTGTTCCTGTGTTTGTTGTATTAGCTGTAAAAAATGCTTGAAAAGTTACTGTGCCTTCATTCCATGACTTAGGAAAAGCAACAGCAAACTGTGCAAATTCATCTGAGTCTTTATCAAAATCTAAAGTTTTAAGTTCAGGGCCGTTTGATAATTCTGTTTGTGCAAGATCCGCACATCCGTTTGTAGTATTAGGATACATAGCAGTTGCTGGAACCCAAATAGTTTCTTTTCCTGCAACTTTTACTGCAGAACCACCAGCTTGAACAACACCAGTTCCGTTTGGTGCAATATTAATATTTCCATCTGCTCCATCAGTAATTGTAATTGTACCTGAGTTAGTTCCTGAATTTGTGTCTAACACTAAATCATAGGCACCACTTGTTGTAAGTGTAGCTGCAGCTGCTCCTGTTCCAATTCTAGTTTCTCCAGAACCTTTTGGTTTTATATGAACATCAACATTTGTTTCTCCACTCGCACCTATGATTGGTGGATTACCTGTTGCAGCATTAGTTATTTCTAATTCATTTACCGCAGAGGAAGTTGTTTGAAATATGACTTGTTCATTTCCGTTTGCGTCTGCAATAAAACCTGCGTCTACAATTTTTGGAGCTGTTAAAGTTTTGTTTGATAAAGTTTGTGTTCCTGAAGTAGTAACATCTCCAGATGGTAAAGTGTCAATATCTGGATTTGTACCATCATTTGCTGTAGCAAATACAACGGCATCACCTTTGTCTCCTGCTGCAAAAGTAAAACTATCACCAGAACCTGAAGCATATTTAAATTGAACTGTATATGAACCAGATGTTGAATTTCTTAAAAAATAAAAAGTTTGAACGTCTAAAGGTATTGTTACAATCTGGTTACCTGTAATCGTACCTGTAAACTCAATCATTCTATGAGAAAGAGTAGCACCAGTTGATCCATCAGAAACAGATAAAGCAGTTGTTTGTGCACCACCAGCTATACTTTGTGTTGTATAACCACCTGAAATTTGTTCTATAATTTGTAAATTAGTATTAGTTTTTGTCCCCCACGTACCGGCATTTTCACCAGTTGCTTGAAGTTCTACCCCTAAAGGTGTGTATGTTGATGCCATAATTTTTATCTCCTATTACGCTGCTACGTCTGTATAACTTGTATTAGAACCTGTGTCAATAGCTTGATATGCTTGAATTCCAAAACCTGTTGCAGTACCGAATGCAGCTACTGAAGCAGTTGCTTCAATTCCCGTTAATCCCATTACATCTGCGGGAGTTAATGTTCCAACACTACCAGTTGCTGAGACTCCTGTCAATCCCATTACATCTGCAGGAGTTAAAGAACCTACAGAAGAAGTTGCTGAAACTCCTGTTAAACTTACAAGTGGATTACTATTTTGATTTGTTTGTCCAAGTCTAAAATCTGCAGAAACACCAGTTAGTCCCATAACATCTGCAGGAGATATAGAACCTACAGAAGAAGTTGCTGAAACTCCTGTTAACCCCATTACATCCGCAGGAGAAATTGATCCTACAGAAACCGTTGCAGAAACTCCTGTTAATGATGTTGTTACATCCCCTAAAATTGTTGGTGATCCAACACTTGCTGTTGAAGAAACACCTGTTAATCCCATAACATCAGCAGGTGAAATAGATCCTACACTTGCTGTTGCTTGTTGACCATCTAATAATATATCACCTTGAATGCCCCACGCATCATCATTCCAAGCTGCTCTACCCCATCCGGTATTTATTTCTGCATCTACAGTAACTGATCCAATAGATGAAGTTAAACCAAAACCTGTTGGGAAAATTGTTTCATCACCCATGTCTCCCCATGTACCAGAAGAGTTCCAACTTTTTGAACCATAACCTGTTGTAAAAGCCTCACTTATACCCCAAAGATTAGCACTCCAATTACCTGCACCCCAAAAATCTGCGTCAGGTGTGTTCGCTTGACCACCCATGCCAGAGTGATTTGTACAATAATAATATAAAGTTGGTGCGCTTGAAGCTACTTGAATTTGGGTATAGGCTCCAGATGATCCTGGAGTTCCATTTGTTGTTACATTAGTTGTATATGCGTCTCCACCACCATGTGTCCCGTCGCTTGTTGTTGAAAGTCTTAAAGGGTGACTACTGTTTGAACTATCAGATTGATCAAATCTAAAAGTAGCACCTTCAACTAATTCTAAGGTAGGTTGTTGAACTCCATCAATAAAATATTTATTGCCAGAACCGGTGCTTACGACCGTGACTGTGAATGTTCTGTCAACGGACATCCGTTGTTCTCCCTTACGCTATTCTGATTATTGCGTTAGAT